CTGTTCTTCTTTCACCACAAAAAGGGCAAATCGGACATCACCAAACTAGTTTAAGCTCGCTCAAGACCGAATCGGTTTCACATGGTTGAGAATCGGGATGGATCGGAATTAGGCGGTGTGATACTTGGTCATTCTTTGCCAAGAATCCATCCAAAGCTCGAAGAATTGCCGTCAAAGGGTCAAGAACTCATTGATTTCAGCGCATCGGTTGGCTTAGAGCTCATGGATTGGCAAAAATGGCTCGCAATCGAGGCACATAAACTCAAGCCAGATGGTCGGTGGAGATACCCATTGGTCGCCGCGGTCGTTGCCCGTCAAAATGGCAAAAGCACATTGATGATCTCGCGGATATTGGCTGGCTTATTCTTGTGGAATGATCCGCTTCAAATTGGATCAGCTCACAGGCTTACCACATCGCTGGAGACATTTCGGCACATTGTTAATCTCATAGAAAGTAACGATTCGTTATCATCAAAGGTTAAGCGAATCAGATGGGCTCATGGATCAGAAGAAATCGAGACGATCCATCGGACGCGGTACATGGTCAAAGCCGCTAACAGCGCGGCTCGCGGAATTTCAAAGCCCGAAACCATTTACATGGACGAACTCCGTGAGATGAAAGATTCCGAAGCTTGGTCATCGATGCGATACACCATGATGGCGGCTAAGAATCCGCAAGTCTGGACGCTATCAAATGCTGGAGATCAACATTCTGTAATTCTCAATCAATTACGCGAGCGCGGTCTTGCCGCATCGGGCGGCAACGATGATGACATTGGTTATTTTGAATGGAGCGCGCCAAATGACGAAATCGATAGCGTTTCAAATTGGCAAGCATCCAATCCGTCTCTTGGTCGCACAATCCACATCGATAATATCAAGAGCTCGATGAACGATGATCCATCGGTCTTTCGTACCGAGGTGCTGTGCCGCTGGGTCGATTCGATTAATCCCGCAATCCCGCCATTGGAATGGGCGGCGTGCGAGGATACGGCGTTGGAGCTGGATGATACGAAAGCGACTTGGCTCGGACTTGATTTATCGCCAGATCGCAGACATGGTGCGCTGGTTGCGGCGCAGAGGATTGATGGGGATCGATTCTTCATCCAGCTTCTTCACACTTGGCACAATCCCGTTTCATTGGATGACAAACAAATCGCAAATGAAGTCGCACCATACGCTCGGCGATTTAGCAATCTCGAAGTGCTGGCATATTCGAAGCGCACATCATTGGCGGTGGCGATGCGCTTGTCGCCCGCTGGAATTCCAACCATCGACATCGATGGAGCTGAATACGGGATGGCTTGTGATCAACTTTTGGGAGCTGTCGTGTCGGGTAGATTGCGACACAAGGGTCAGATTGAATTAAGCCGTCAAGTATTAAGTGCTTCACGATTACCTTATGGAGATGGCGCATGGATCATTGGTCGGAGAGCTTCGAAGGTAGCTGTGTGCGCGACGGTTGCGTCTGCTTTGGTGACACATTTCGCGACACGCCCAGAGACGGAGATTGACATTCTTGTCGGATAGTCTCCCACGATACAGGACAATTTGAACATGAAATTTCGCGATCTGATAATTGGTGCGCCACAAAAAGCCGCGCCAATCGAAGCCGCTTCAGCTTATTTACCGCTCAATGAACAGAACATTTATGCGCCGTTATTCTCATCATCAACGGTAGCGACCCGCGATGAAGCGATGGCGATTCCCAGCGTTGCGCGTGCGCGAAACATTATTTGTTCAACTGTCGCCGCATTCGAAATCGAAGTCTGGCAAAAAAGCACAGGCACAAAGATTGATCCGCCGCGCGTTATTAATCAACCCGATCCACGCGTGCCCGGTGCGAATGTCTGGAGCTGGGTCGCTGAAGATTTGTTATTTTTTGGTTTCGCTTATTTGCGTGTAACAGATCGCTACGCCGAAGACGGTCGTGTCCGTGCCGCTGAACGCGTTGCGCCATCTCGCGTCACAGTACGCACGAATTCGATTGGCACAGAAATTGTCGGTTATTACATCGATGGCATTTCTGTACCGAATGAGGACATTAAAGTATTCATGGGCATGGATGAGGGTCTGCTCAATCGTGCTGGTCAAACGCTTAAGGCTGGAGCTTGGTTGGAACGGGTCGCATTGACCTACGCGCGTGAGCCAGCACCGCTCACGGTTCTCAAAAGCTCTGGTACGGCGATGCCAGGTGATCGCATTCGTTCTGTTCTCGATGCTTGGTCGCGTGCTCGCAAAGAGCGATCCACGGCTTTTTTAAATGCCGATGTCGTGATTGAGAAATTAGGATTCAATCCTTCAGAAATCCAATTAAACGAAGCGCGCCAATACATTTCTGTGGAGCTCGCCAGAGCTGTTGGAATTCCAGCGTGGTTCTTGTCTTCTGATCCACAGAGTAACACTTACTCCAATGCCATAAATCAGAGGCGTGATCTCATTGATTATTCTTTGAGACCAATGATGACGGTCATTGAACAAAGATTGAGCCAAAATGACTTTCTTCCATCGGGTCAATATGCCCGCTATGACTTAGACGACTTCTTGCGTGGCAATCCATTGGAGCGCGCGCAGGTTTATCAAATACTCAATCAAATCGGCGCGATGTCGATTGATGAAATCAGAGAAGAAGAGGACATGATCGGATGAAGATCACCGTACCAATCAAAATAACCGCCGCCGATACCGAATCTCGAACGATCTCTGGTCGCATCGTGACATTTGATGAAGTGGCAAATACGAGCGTGGGTCGCACGATATTTGCGAAAGGTTCTGTCGTGCCCACAGATGTGAAATTAAATTTAGAACATGATCGCACACGCCCAATCGGTAAGACATTATCAATGTCCGAATCAGCCGATGGATCAGGCATTGATGCGGTCTTCAAAATTGCCAATACTGTCGCAGGATCGGACGCATTATCCGAAGCGATGGAAGGCTTGCGCGATGGATTCTCTGTCGGCGTTGCCGTTGATGAATACGACACCGTGGATGGTGCGATGGTCATCAAAGCCAGCGAATTGATGGAAGTCAGCTTAGTAACAGAACCAGCCGTGCGATCCGCACGCGTTAGCCAAGTAGCCGCATCTGAAGGCGAAGAAGAAACACAAAAGAATTCAGAAGGCGAGAAGCCGTCTGAAGAAACAAATCCAACGACCGAAGGAGAACAAGTGGAAGACACTACCGTTCAAGCTCCTGCCGATGAAACGGTGGAAGCTTCCAGAAAGCTTGAAGCATCAGCGCGACCAGCTTTCTACACGAAGCCACGCTTCGATTTCACACCGGGCAAGTATCTTGAGAACACCATCAAGGCTTCAATGGGTGATGAAGATGCCCGCGCTTATGTAGCCGCCGCGGCAGATACAACTGATAACGCTGGTCTTGTGCCCACAAGACAACTTTCAACCGTGATCAACGGCTTGGCGACTTCAATTCGTCCATCCATTGACGCGATTTCACGCGGCACTTTGCCAGACGCAGGAATGAGCTTTGAAATTCCAAAGATCACCGTGCTTCCAACCGTTGCCGAAACTTCTGAAGCTGGCACACCGTCAGAAACAGATCAGAATTCAGCATTCGTCACCGTGACGGTCAAGAAGTACGCTGGACAACAAACATTCAGCGTGGAATTGATGGATCGCACATCACCAATGTTCTATGACGAATTGGTTAGAAATCTCGCGGCGCAATACGCCGCGGCAACAAACGCCGCAGTTTCAGCCGCGTTAGTTTCTGGCGCAACAGCCGACAGCACCACAACAACCACTTATCCAACAGCGACAGAGCTTCTCGGCTTTGTTTCTCGCGGTGCGGCTTCCGTATTCAATGCGACAAAGGGTCTGCCCGTACCTTACGCAACCAAACTCATTGGTGGCACAGGTCAATGGGGCAACATCATGACATTGAACGATTCAGGTCGTCCGATCTACATGGCGCAGAATCCAATGAATGCGGGTGGAGCGGTCAGCGCAACATCGCTTCGCGGTAATGTCGCAGGACTTGACTTTTATGTCGATCCATCACTCAATTCTGGCGATGCCGATGGCACATTGATCATGGTTAATCCAGACGCATACACATGGTACGAGGGAAGCACATATCAACTTCGTGCCGATGTTGTCGCTTCAGGTCAGATTTCGCTTGTGTTCTACGGATACGGCGCAATCGCAACCAAGATCGCCGCTGGCGCATTCAAGAATAACAAGGCGTAATCCGCCAATAGTCATGGGCTAATTCGCTCCTGAGTTAGCCCAGCAGATCAGAAAGGATGGCTCATGCCTACGATTATCACGGCAACACAGCTTAGAAATGTCTTAGGCGTGAGCTCATCCTTATATAACGATGCTTATTTAGAACAGATTATTGATTCAGCGGAGAACATAATTCTTCCGATGCTTGTCGCGAATACAGCGGGCGTGAATTATGTTGAGCGAAAGAACAATGTCGCGATCTATAACACTGTGAGACCGCACGGCTTTGTTGTTGGTCAAAGTGTTATTGTCACGGGCGTAGCTTCGCCATTTGCGGCAACCATAACCGTCACAGACGACATCGATGACGATCCTTATGTCTTTACAGCTTCATCCGCGGGATCAGACATCACCGTCCGACCCGCGATTCCATACGGAACAGCCACCCTTTCAGGCTATTCCGCGGCAGACTTGTACGCGAACACACCAGCGGTTGAATCCGCTGTTTATGTTGTAAGCACAGAAATCTTCCAATCGCGCCTTTCGATTGGTGGTCAGCTTGAAGGTGTCGATTTCACACCAACGCCATTCCGTCTGGGCAGATCGTTACTTTCTCGCGTTCAAGCTCTGCTCGCGCCTTATGTTGATGCCGAAACGATCTGTCAATAATGCCAGCATCATCAATTCAGACTTCGATTCGAGATGCGCTCCAAACCGCTTTCGCGGGTGTCAGCGCGTCCGTCTATAATTCCGTGCCAGAATCCATCATCGCTCCAGCGGTCGTGTTAGTGCCCGCAAGCCCGTATCTCGAGCCGTCTTTATTAAATAAATCAACGGTCAAAGTGAAATTGAACATCACAGCGACTTGCGTGGTTGCGTATAACTCAAATCCAGCGGCTCTCGATAATCTTGAGAAGTTGGTCATTAGCGTTCTGGCGGCGTTGCCCGCTGGATACATAGCTGGCGCGGTTGAACGCCCGCTAGTTTCACAAATTGGTGCGGCACAGTATTTGACCGCCGACATCAATCTTTCAACCTATTACACCCAAACAAACTAGGAGAACAAGTGGCTACGACAATCATCACAGGTCGCGATCTCACTTTGACGATTGCGAGCACAAATTATGACGCACAGGCAACTTCTGCCGTGCTTTCAAATGATCCAACGGTCGAGACATATCAGACTTTGGACGGTAAGGTCTATAAGCACATCGATGATCAATGGACTTTTGAAGTAGAAATGCTGGCAGATTGGGGAGCAACGGGATCGCTTTGCGAAGCTCTTTGGTCAGCTTGCGAATCAGCACCAAACACGACTTTGGCGGTATCACTAACAGCCGTCACAGGTGCGGTCTTCGCGTTTAATGTAATGCCCGTCTTCCCATCGGTAGGCGGCACAGCACCGGACGCACAGACTGTCACTTTAAGCTTCATCGTATCGGGCACGCCGTCCGAAACTTTCAGCTAAGAAGTAGGAGATCAGGAGCATGAAACTCAACATCACAATCGAGTATCAATCGGGTGAGAGCGCGGTCGCAACCGTGCTCCCGCCAGATTGGGTTAAGTGGGAAGTCAAATTTGATAGAAGGATCAGCGATCTCAACGCTGGCAACATCGGAATGTCAGATTTGTGCTTTCTGGCTTATTGCGCTTTGAAACGCGAAGCTGGCGGCGCAACATTCAAACCTTACGAGGCTTGGATTGAAAGCGTCAAAGATGTCGATGCGGAGCGTAACGACCCAAAAGCTACACCGCTGGAAGCTTAGGACGGCTTATAGTCGAATTAGCTCTGGCGACAGGCATTCCGATGTCAGAATGGCAAACACCAGAAGACATCTACACCGCGATCGAGATAATGGAGAAACGCAATCGTGAGCCAAGAAGCCGCAGACGCGTATAACCGCAAAGAGATTCGTGCGGTGCTTGCGGCTTTTAAGGCGATGGACGAACAAGCCGCCGAAGAAGCAAAACAAAAATCTGGCGCATTGGCTGAATTCTTACGCGGCAAAGTTATTTCAAAATCCTATGGACGCACCAAAGCCGCCAGCGTTGCGCGTCAAATAGCCGAAGGATCAAAGGTTTCAAAGTCGAGCAAGATTGGCGAATTGTCCATTGGTTTCGCATCACAGAAATTCTCTGGTGGTGGTACGACAAAAGAGCTTTGGGGCGGAATGGAATTCGGATCAAAGAATTTCAGACAATTCCCGTCATGGAATCCACAAGGCTGGTTCATTTATCCCGCGTTGCGCGAGAATCAGACCGAGCTTGTGAAACAATGGGAACAAGCATTCTCCGAAATCATTAAGAGGTACGAATAATGGCAGGATCAAGAACACTCAAACTCTCGATTCTTGCCGATGTTGATGATCTTAGAAAGAAACTTGGTGAAGGCTCGACCGAAGTTCAAGGCTTTGGCGATAAAGTCACAGATTTTGGCAAGAAAGCAGGATTGGCATTCGCCGCGGCTGGTGCGGCGGCGGCGGTCTATGCGGGCAAATTGTTGGTCGATGGTGTCAAGTCAGCCATCGAGGATGAAGCCGCACAAGCAAAATTAGCGGGCACACTTGAGCGCGTAGCTGGCGCAACAAAAGAAACCGTGGCTGGCGTTGAGAATTACATAACCAAGACATCTTTAGCGGTTGGGATCACCGATGATCAACTTCGTCCAGCTTTTGATCGATTGGTGCGATCCACGGGCGATGTATCGAAGGCTCAACAAGCTTTAGATTTAGCCTTAAATATCAGCGCGGCAACAGGCAAATCACTTGAAACCGTTACAGCGGCGGTCGGTAAAGCTTTGGATGGCAACGCCACATCACTTGGCAAAGTAGCGGGCGGCTTCGAAGCTTCAGAGCTCAAAGGTAAAAGCTTCTCCGAATTATTACCAATCTTGACCGAAAGATTTGGCGGTGCGGCGCAAGAGCAAGCTGAAACATTTGCGGGCAAAATGGATCGTCTCGGAATCGCATTCTCAGAAGCGAAAGAAACCGTTGGATCATTCGTGCTTGACGCGATTACACCGTTGGTCACGAATTTTGTAGATAATGTCATCCCAGCGATTAGCACGGTCGCCACGGATATTGGCGAGAAGCTTCAACCCGTATTTAGTGACATTTCGGTATTTATTAGCGAAACTGTTGTGCCAACTTTGAAAGCACTTTGGAAGTTTCTCAATGAAACGCTTGTGCCGATTTTGTCTGGAGTATTTCTAACCGCGCTTCGCGGGATTCGTGATGTTTTTGGTGTTGTAGCTACAAAAATCAAAGAGAACGAAGACAATTTCAAAGAGTATTACAAAGCCGCGAAACCTGTGATCGATTGGCTTGTTGAGAAAGTAGCACCATTATTGAAGAATGTGGTTGCCGTTGCGTTCAAAGCCATTGGCACAGGGTTAGGCGTTGCCATCGATGCTTTTGGTTTATTGGCTGGAGCAATCGGTCGCGCTGTAAATGGGATTCGTGACTTGATCAATCTTGTCAAAAATAATCCCGTGGTCAAAGGCATTTCTGGGGTTATTGACACCGTATTCGGCGGCGGTCGTGCTTCTGGCGGTAGCGTTAATGCTGGAACATCATATTTAGTCGGTGAGCAAGGGGCTGAATTATTCGTGCCGAAGACAAACGGCACAATTATCCCGAACGATCGACTTGGTGGCGGATCAAGTGTCACAAACATCAACATCAATGTGACCGGGGCTTTGGATCGTGAAGGTGTAGCGCGTCAAATTGTTGATCTACTCAATGACAGCTTCTATCGCGGCACAATCGCCGCGGCAACTTTGAAGGTGTAACGATGACCGCTTGGTCACCCGTCTGGCGATTAAAAATCGAAGGCACGCAATACACCGATGTCACTTTGGCTGGAATGACAATCACCAGCGGTCGAACAAACATTTATGAACAGCCACAAGCGGGTTATGCGAACATTGAAATTATAAATACCGATCAATCAACGATTACAGCGGCAATCAATGACGGATTGACCATCGAGCTTCAAGATTCGACCGCTAATTATGTGCCTATCTTTGGCGGCAATATCACGGACATCAATGTGACAATCTCCGAAATTGGATCAACAGGTTACACCCAAAAAATTGGCATCACGGCGGTCGGTGCTTTGGCTCGATTGAATAGAGCTTTGACGGATGGTGTGCTTGCCAAAGATTTTGATGGTGATCAGATTTATGCGCTTCTCCAAGACTTACTCTTGAATAATTGGGCAGAAGTGCCATCCGCATTGACATGGCAAACTTATGATCCGACAGTTCAATGGCAAAATGCCGAGAACGCAGGATTGGGCGAAATAGATCAGCCAGGTGATTATGAGTTACAAGCCCGCACATCAAGCGTTTCTGATTACTATTCAATCGCGCAACAAATTGCCAATTCAGCTTTGGGTTATATTTATGAAGATGCTCAAGGTCGAATCGGTTATGCCGACAGCACGCACCGAGGGGAATATCTAGCTAATAATGGCTATACCGTGCTGGATGGCGCGGATGCGATTGGTCGAGGGATTTCTACAAAGACACGATGGGGCGATATTCGCAACGCTGTGATTGTTGAATATAAGAACAATCAAAGCGAAACCGCCGAAGATGCTCAATCAATCGCTAGTTATGGACGGCTCGAACAGAAATTTGCCACAAGTCTTGAGAATCAAGCGGATGCGGAAGATCAAGCACAGTTCTATCTTGATTTGAGAGCTTATCCACGCGCCTATTTTGACCGACTTAATTTTGAGCTAACAAATGCCAATTTAAGTAATGCCCAGCGTGATGCGCTCATTGGCATATTTATGGGCTTGCCAATCCGCGTGACCGATATTCCAACCAATATGGGATCGGTCTTTGAAGGTTATGTCGAGGGATGGACTTGGAGCTCTCGATATAACGCTGTGGGGTTGAGCATTACATCAACGCCAATCGATTTCTCAACGGTTGCCCAAAAGTGGCAATCTGTGAGTGTCGCTGAGGCGTGGAATACCGTATCGAATACACTTGAATGGCAAGACGCGTTCATCGTAGCTTAAGGAGATCACATGGCCAATCCCACCAGCAACTTTGGCTGGCAAATGCCCACAAATACTGATTTAGTCAAAGATTTGCCCGCCGACTTTGAAACTTTTGGTCAGGCTGTTGATACATCGATGGCAGACTTGAAAGGCGGCACGACAGGTCAAATCTTGTCGAAGAATTCCAACACGGATATGGATTTTGTGTGGATTGCCAATGATCAAGGAGACATAACGGGAATCACAGCGACAAGCCCGCTCACAGGTGGGGGCACAAGCGGCGCGATTACTGTTGGAATTCAATCAGCATCAACCACGCAATCGGGAGCTGTTCAACTTACCGATTCGACATCGAGCACATCGACAACAACCGCGGCAACGCCTAATTCGGTGAAATCTTCTTATGATTTAGCCGCCGCCGCTATTCCAAAATCAACCGTTACCACAAACGGTGATCTCATTTATGGCACGGGATCATCAACCGTCACACGGTTGGGCATTGGATCATCAGGTCAGGTTCTAACCGTTTCGGGTGGAGTACCAGCATGGACGACATCATCGGCAGGCGGAATGACATCGATCGCTTCGGGAAGCTTGTCAAGCAATACATTGACAATCAGTTCAATTTCTGGCAGTTATGTGAATTTGTTGTTATATGTTCGGGATTTTTATTTTGCGGCAGATGATTATTTGAACATAAGATTCAATAGTGACACAGGCAATTCCTACGGTTGGGTCGGTATAGTTCAAACCGCAGAGAATACTTGTAGCCTGAGTGCGGATGGTATCCGTGATCGACTTTATGCGACCGCCGATGATGGCAAAGAAAGCTCCGACAAAAATACCTTCGCGAGTGTGTTGATTTATGATTACGCTAATTCAGCGCACAACAAAACCGTTGATATTAGAAGCGTGGTTCGCGACCAAACCGATGTCTATAACACCCAGAGCTTGACTTTTGCGAATTACAACAGCACAACAGCAATTTCAAGCATTACGATATTTACACAAAACACAAGCAATTTCTCAGGTGGAACATACGAACTTTATGGGGTTAAATAATGAGCAAAATAATTGAACATAATGCCGAAACGGGCGAAATTATCGAACGCGACATGACCGCCGCTGAATTAAAACAACAAGAGAAAGACCGAGCGACAGCCTTAGCAATAGAACAACAAAAGGCAGAAAGAGCCGCCGCGCGCCAAACCCTTCTTGATAAATTGGGAATCACCGCGGAAGAAGCCGCTTTATTATTGTCATGACATATCCAGAGGCTACCGCCGCCAAAATCATCGAAGTGGCTTTGGCCGAGATCGGTTATATCGAGAAGCCAGAGAATCTGACGAAGTACGGCGAATACACAAAAGCCAATGGATTACCGTGGTGCGGTTCATTTGTTAATTGGTGCGCTCATAATGCTGGCGTGAAATTGCCATCGATGGTGAGCACGGCGATGGGTGCGGCTCGATTGAAAGATGTCGGTCGATGGCACGATAAACCAGAATTGGGCGATCTGGCATTCTTTGACTTCCCGCATGATGGCATTGATCGTATTAGCCACATCGGAATTGTTGTCGATGTCAAAAATAACGAAGTCATCACGGTAGAAGGCAACACAGCTCCCAGCGGTGGAGATCAGCGCAACGGTGGCATGGTTATGCTTAAGAGACGCGCATTCGGTAAGAATTCGGCGATCGTTGGTTTCGGTCGTCCGAAATACGCACCATACAAAGGGGAATTCCCCGAAGTAAAGCTTGATGAGGAAGCCGCCAAGCCAAAAAAGAAATGGAGAAAGAAAGATGGATCAGATCAAAGCTCTATTGGCTAGCTGGTTTCGTAGTTTCTTAGCGGCATCATTAGCGGTCTATTTAGCGGGTGTTACCGAGCCAAAAGCAATTCTCGGCGCGGGTCTTTCAGCTATTGCGCCCGTGATCCTTCGATGGCTAAATCCCGCAGACACCGCTTTCGGTCGCAAAGCGTAATTATCGCGGGCACGCTCCTACTTAGCGGCTGTGGTTACGATGGATGGGTCAGATACCCCTGCCAAGAATTCGACAAATGGGCGACCGAGGAATGCCAACCACCGAAATGCCGTGTCATCGGACAATGTTCTGAAGACTTGGTTGGAGACATCGCTCGCGTCACGCCAACCCAAAAGCCATAGACGACTTACGCCAGAAGATATTCACGCACGATTAATCTTCTCAATCGGCATCATTCTGGCGTTGGTCTTTCTCATTGTTACGGCTGGGATCACCTACGCGTTGATTTTTGTAACTCAACCTATCGGCGCACAAGCTCCAAATGACGCGGCTTTTATTGACCTGCTCAAGACTTTGGCGATATTTCTGACCGGGGCTCTTGGCGGTGTTTTGGCGGGTAATGGGCTCAAATCCAAAGATAAGCGAGGCGACACACCGAATAGCACGCGGGAATCTTGATTCTGTCGTAGGTGTGCTTCACACTTGATCCAACCCACGCGAATGCCGTGGTAGATCAGGAGCAAGACAAATGAACGAAATTACATTCAGCACAGGAGAAATCATTTCTGTGCTTTTGATTATGGCTTTCACATTCGTGGTGGCTTATTCGATAGGCATCAATCAAGGCAGAGACGAAGGATTCCGAAACGGATTTCGGGTCGCTCGCAATCAATACGCACGCCGAGGTGATCAATAATGTTTAATCTCGAGAATTATGAAGATGTTAATGCTCGAATCAAAAGATTCCGATCCGAATTCCCAACGGGTCGCCTTGAAGCTTTCATCGAAGACATCGACATCAAAGCTGGGTACATTCTTGTCAAAGCTTTGGCGTATCGGACTTATGAAGATGAGAAGCCAGCGGCGACCGATTACGCACACGAAGTCAGAGACGGATCGCGGATCAATGCGAATTGGTGGGTGGAGAATGCCGTCACTTCGGCATACGGTCGCGTGATTGGGTGTTTAACGCCTTCAGAAGCCCGTCCAACCCGTCAAGATATGGAGCGGGCACAAAAGCTTGAACAAGACCACAAAACCGCTCAAGAAGCCGCACACGCCCATTTAACGGCTTATGAGGCTAAATCCTTAGCAAACAAACGGGCGACCGAAGCGTTAAGCAATCCCGTGCCGTCATTCGCCGAAGCCGTTGAAGCACTCCAATCAGGACTTGGCGGATCGTTAGAGCCAGCCGCACCAACTTGCCGTCACGGACACATGCTTGAGAAATCGGGCACAAATGACAAGACAGGCAAGGCATATCGAGGATATGTCTGCCCATCCAAATCAAGACAGGATCAATGTCAAGCGATTTGGTGGAAGATGGTCGATGGTCAATGGATGAGCCCAAGTGAATATCAAGATTATCTCGATGAGCGTGGGCGATGACCGAAATAGCTAAACGCAGAAATCTTCGCGATCTTGCCTTTGAGGTTGCCGCATTGACCACATTGGTCGATTATCTTGATGAGAAGAAAGATCAACTCAAAGCCGAATTTGCCATCGTTGCCGCTGAAGCTGGCGCAGATGCGAGCAAGGCTATGCTCGATGGCGAAGAAATAGCCAAAATCAGCGTAATATTACCAAAGCCAAAGGTACAAGTCATTGATGAACAGGCTTTCTTTCATCACATCAAGACATTTCAGCCACACGAAATTCAGGAAGTTATCCGCGAATCATTCCGCAAGGTATTTCTTGAACGCCTAACACCGCACGAAGATGGCGCGATTGATCCGTGGTCGGGCGAAATCATCGACTTTGTGCGCTTTGTTGATTCAAAAGGTTACATCGCAACGCGCTTCCAACCCGAAGGTCGCAACAAAATCATCAACGCGTTCAAGGATCAACAAATTGGGCTTGGCTTGAAAGAAGGTGATGTCGATGAAATACAAGCTCTCCGCTGAGAAACAATTTCAAGCCGCTGAAGCTGGATTGACTAGGGCGATGCGTTATTTCGCCCAATTCAATGATGAATACAATCGAAAGCAAGACAATCCTGGCGATTGGGTACGGCTCAAAGGTGATTTCTTCAAATTTGCCGCGCTTCAAATGGATGCGATAGCAGCTGAAATGGCTGTCGGTGAAGCTTTGGGGATTGCCTATGGCGATCTATCGGATCATCGAAATAAATCGGCGGCAGATGTCGGATCAAACATTGAGGTCAAACACACGACTTGGCACGATGGACATCTCATCATCGCACCAAGAGATCGTTCTAGTGACATCGCTATCTTGGTGACGGGTACATGCCCAGAGTATCGAATCGCTGGATGGATACCTGTTGCGATTGCCAAACAGCCACGATTCAAATCAAGTAAGGATTCAAGCTATTGGGTCGGACAGCTACATCTTCGACCCATCGAGACATTTAGAAAGAGCTCTTATGGTGAAGCTTCGTTGCCGTCTCTGTAAAGCAATTAAGGATCACGAAATCATCCCGGAATTTAGCGTCACGCTACCGCCGCATTTAGCGGTCGTGGAATGCTACGGATGCGGGGTGCTTGGCGTTTCAATGATTGAGAATCGAGGACTTGATGACGGACTTCCAGAATCAATGGCTTGAAGCTTTGGCATTGGACATCGAGCAACGATGGCGGGATGACAGCGATCCAGACTTATCCACAACTGTGGAACGAATTGTTGAATATATCCGTCATTGGAAGAAATAGGTGTCCGATAT